TATTTGATACATCGTCCTTCCTCCTTTGGTTTAGTGTGAGGTCATGCTGTTCTTGCCATGTCATATCCTGGCAGTTCGCCTATAAGCAGGTGATATGCGACCGTTAGGGAAATACCGATGCAGACGCCAGAATCGGTAGAAATAATGGCATTGCCTGTTTTGTCGCTCCAAATGTCTACCTCGGCAAATTCTACCGTGCCGCTTGGATGTCTCAAGGTGGTGTTAAATGGCACATACTTTTTAACCACTGATTCTAATGTCATCGTCCCATCCTCCTTGGTTTGTTCATTCGTGCTTATACCATCCCATACTGCATATGCTATGCCACACTCAGATAATGGCGTAAACATTAGAGAGAGGATGATTTCATACTATTTCACAAGTGCTCAAGCGTCAATAAGTTGACGGGGTATTTCACTCATATTTCCATATTTCGTTGTTGGACAAGGACAATTCGTATGTCAGGATATTGACAGGCAGGTGTTGTTGATTTGACGACGGTAGGATTGTACTTGACATGGTCGCGGGCGGGTGTATTATAAAGGAATGGCTACTCCTCAACAGCTCGCAACTATTACCGCCGGAGCCATTGCAGGCAAAACGTGCAGAGAGATCGGTGCTGAGGCAGGACTGCACTACAGTGGTGTCTCTCGATACATCAATAAGTCGGGACTCAGAGAGATTGTGCAGTCATGTGCTCAGGCCGTGGTGCAGTCAGGGGCACGTAAAGCTACGGCTAATGTAATAGATGTGGTACGCAGATACGACGAGTACCGCAAGGCAGGGGACAAGGACAGGCAAGCATTGAGCCTTAAGTACAGTGAGACAGTGATGCAGGCAGCAGGTATCCTCCCCTCACACACGCAATCCACATTCATTCAGCAGATCTTTGCCGCCGGCGACGTGCATGTCAGCCAGGAGCTTTCCCAGCTTCAAGGCTACCTTGACAGTCAGTTATCCCCCATTATTGATGTGACGCCCGAGTCCGATCCCTCTGATAATTGTTCTGATTCAGAAACAATGTAATTATTCCAATTACTTAACAATGTATTACCGTTCACATATTATGTCTTATACGAACCTGACAATAATGTCGAGGTAAAGTGAGCGGTATCGCCCATGATCTATGGGAGGGATGCCCTACCCACCCCCAGGGGACCAGCGATCCGATTTCGTGCAACGATATCCATTTTCCTCCCACACGGGGGTCAAAATCCCAACCCTTCCCCACATAGAAGCGTATACTTTATCAGGAGGTGCCTGATGCCAATAACCTTTGTAACCTATCCCGACGAGCCGCCCAAGTACGAATCTACCGAGACTTGTGCGATGATCCTGAATGTTCCCTATAATACAGAGGAATCCCCCGAACTTCCAACTTCCCCGGACACGGGGGGTGAAAATTCTGCTTGACATATCTTCTGCCAAGTGGAACAATCTTATCCGTGCCCATAGCATCATCGAAAGCTTCCCTTCCCTCTGAGTACCCGGAGGACAGCAGCCCGCCTGCACGGGCAAGTGCCAAACAGACAACCTTATACGTGACGCATGGAGACCTACGGGGGGCGAACCCGAATCGGCCATGTACTGTCAGTCGGCATGGAACTACCGAGGTCAAGACGGCGCGGGGCGTCTGATAGCGAAGTGGAGCCCGGCTTATGCCGGGGCGTATGCAGGGTTGTAGTGGTGCTCGGTCGAACGGGTTGGTGAGCGTCTGCCGACGCAAAGAAAGAACCACAAAAGCGGGGGCCTTTAAGATGCGGCCATTCGACTATCAAAAAGAACTTGTGAAGACTTTTCGGCTATGGCTTGCTGCATTCAAGGATGTTGGAGTAGCAGAAGAAGGGGATTTGACGACGATAATTCGGGCTACCGCCGAAGACGAAGAACTATGCTATGCTCGTTTTTGCGTTGCCATGCAGGGGCTATTCCTTCCCTTGAAAGCCACTATGCCCATTAAGGTCAAACAAGAACCTACCATCGTCGAACATAACGGCCAATGGGTTGCTGAGGCAAGGATCGTGCTTTAGCCCCCCCATGCCCGACCTTTCCTGTCTCGGCGGCCGTTCCACCGGGGGACCAAGGCGCTGAAGCACTGCACGGAGGCTGCCGTGACCTGCCCCGAGTTCGAGGGGATGGGGGAATAGGTCAGTCTGCCTTCTCCTTCTCGATGAGGTAGTCGAGGAGAGATTTAATGACCCATTGAGTTTCATGCACAGCTTGTAATAGGTCGAAGATTGCCGTTTTCTCATCGGGATAACGAGCGCGAAGGTATATATCCACAAGCTCATCCATCTTACCTTTTATCTCTTCCAGCGTCTTAGCCATTGTTTACCCTCTCATACCTGATTGTCGGATAGGTCTGTGCCAGAATCGCCCTGTGGCCGCAATGGGGGCACTTGTGGGGGTATTGTGGGGGATCGGATAAGAGAACGTGTCCAATGGGCTCCATCTTCCCGGTCCCGCACTCGTCGCAGATCCACTCGACCGCTAGGGTCTTTACTTCAAAGGTCTGTTCGGCCACGTCATTCCTCCCACTGGGCGATGATTTTGGCAGAAGGCGGGATATATATGCCGTCAAAGTCTACGGAGTACATGGAATGGGGTCTACCATCCTCTGTCTTTGACATAAATACCGAAAATCCAACAGCTTTTACCTCCCGCACTTCCTTCACGGGCTCCCAGTCGTCGGCTAAGACATCCTCATGATCCGTGTAATCTGGTTCCCACAGATTACCATTGTTGTCCCTGATCTGCTCTTCATCATCCAGATAAAGAAACCGGTTCTTCCAACGTAGAATGGGTCTCCTCGCCTTCTTCCCCTGCTTCAGTGCTTCTCCGAGGTACATGGGTCCTCCTCCTCTTGTTCCTCTTTTATCAGAGGCAACTTAAACCTCACCGCCCGCCTTACATACTCGGCCATGGAGACGCGCCGTCCCTCCATGATGCCCGCCTTGTGGGCCTGCTCCGCAATGGCCTTATGCTCCTGATCGGTGAACCGGACGGGTAGGGTCTTCATACACAAGAGCCTGTAAAAGTTATGAGTACCGGATTTTTATGAAACAACTGCATAAGGAATGCGTCCACATTGTCTATGATAATACTCGCCTGAAGCCCCTCAATCGCGTGATCCATGGCGGCAGCCCAGGTTACTATCCTTGCTTGATCTTGCGGCGTCAGTGCATATTCCGTCACTATTCGTTTTTTCTCTCGTTCGTCCATTACGAGCAGGATATGACCAGAACCCTCGAAGTATTTTGTGATCATCTCATGTGTCTTCCCGGCTCTTCTTGGTCGGCCTATGGCTATCATGCCTTGACCCACTCTTCCCCGTTCCAGATCTTGCCGTACTTCTCGTGCATGACGAACATAAGCCAAAGTCTTTCGTATGACGTAGGTTCGCTCCAGTCAACGAGGCTCGGATGCCCTTCGGTTCCAATTCTCATAGTCTTTAGCCATGGAGATATAAGGCATAGTGTTTTTCTCGACCGAAAGGGCAGTGTAAAACAGGTCTCCCTCGATTGGCTTCCAAAGCTTCTGTATCTCCTCTGCCTTCTCGCACATCTTCACGTATTCAGGGCTGGTATCCATCATCTAACCTCGCGCTCAAGTCGTTAGCCACAACAATATCATAATATCATTCTCCCGTCAAGAAAAAATAGCTTGACATCCCCCGAAAAAGTGGTACAACAATTAACAGCATGTAACAGGATTTAACAGGATGATACTCACAGACACATGGGGACAACTCACCGAGCAACCGACAACCGACTCCCAATAGGGTGCAGCCGGGTAGATTGTCCCCAATTCTTTCGAAAGGAGGTAGCCATGGCAAAAAAGAAAGGCGGGAAACCCCCCAAGATGCCCATGGGTAAGAAAGGCAAGGGCTGCTGAGGTGGCGAAGAACTGGATCGCCAATGCGATAAAGAAGCCCGGTGCGCTCCATAAGGCATTGAAGGTATCTCCCGGAAAGAAGATACCGGCGTCTAAGTTATCCATCAAAAAAAGTGACACGGCACTCATGAAGAAAAGAAAGAATCTCGCCAAGACACTTGGCAAGATGAAGAAGGGGTAGCGGTGCCCTGGACTCCCAAGTCCTTCAAAAGTAAGCACAACAAGAAGCTATCCCCCGCCAAGGCGAATAAGGCGGCGGAGATCGCCAATGACATTTTGAGACGTACCGGAGACGAGGCTAGGGCCATCAGGGGGGCAAACAGCGTAGTAAAACCGAAAAAACGCAAAAAAGGGAAGAAGTAATTGGACGGCTTTCAGAAATTCCAGAATCTCCTCACCTACAAATCCCATCCCGTAGCATCGAACTATCTCCTTTCGGAGTCTCAGACCCGCGCAATCATCAAAGGCAACCAGGGTGGGGGTACTCAGACAGCCATGTATGACCTTGTGCGCCGGTGTCTCGGTATTCACCCGGTAAAGCGCCGGAACATCCTCAACAAGCCTATCCGATGCGTCTCGAAGTGTGTTCCCAAGGACAGCGGGGATGAAGAGAACCAGCAATATGTGGCCTTCAAACAGATGTGGCCCGCCGAGTTCGTGCGGAAGGACATCACAGCCCGGTCGAACATTATGACCATCCGTGATCCGAATGGGGCCTCAGACCGCAAGGTGGAGTTCATGGCCTCGACCCAGGAACTTGATGCCTTCATGTCGGTCCAACGGTCGGCGCTCTACCAGGATGAGGAAATCGATAAGGTGAAGTGGGACGAGTGTCATGTCCGATTGCTCAAAGAAGGGGGCGACACGACCATCTCCCTTACGCCTGTGCGCGGCATGGACTGGACCTTTGACAGCATATGGAAGAAGGCCAAGAGAATATACCGGTCAAAGACCATATGCGACAAGTACGGCTATCCCCAGGTGGAGCGAACGGGCAGCACCCATGACATCGAGGTCTTCTGTTGGGCGACCGACGACAATCCCACCATGGATATCGCCACCATCGACCGGCTGTTTGAGGATGTCGATGACCCTGACGATTTGGCAATGCGGCGCTATGGAGTATTCCGGCAGGTCTCGGGGCGAATCTACAAGTCCTTCGACGAGAAGATCCACAAGGTGCCCTTTGATAAGGTCTTTGACGCCTCTCTTTTTCGCACCTATTGGCATTTCAGGATCATTGACTATCACCCTTCTAAGCCATGGGATGTCTCCTTCGTGGCCGTTTCCCCGACCCATGAGTGGTTCGTCTGGAACGAACTTCACGCTACGCATGACAACCGGACTTCTCTTGAGCTTCGGGACGAAATCAAAAGCGAATCCTTGCTTGATGAGGACGAAGAATTCAACAGATGCACCCTCATCGATCCCCTCGCTACGGTGAAACAGGCAAATACCGGCTTTTCGGTCTTCGATGATCTTTCCATGGGCGAACACGGCCTTCGACGGCTCACCCCTGCCGACACGAAGAACGACGGCGGGCGCATGAATATCAAAATGCGGCTCAAAAACTCCCTCCAATGCGGTGTGCCGGGGAACAACATCAACAAAAACAACACCGAGGAGCCTCGCTATGGTGCCTATCTGCCGACGATCTGGTTCCTCGACAACTGCCGTCACCACATCGAGCACTTCAAGTCGTGGAGATACGTCGATTGGAAGCAGGAACACGTCAAGGCGACGAGGGTAGTCAAAAGAGAGAGCGAAAAATTCAGCGATTTTTGCCGAAACCTTGAATTCCTTGGCAATCTCAACCCCGTGTGGTATCAGCCAGTCGAATCTCACTGGCAGAAGTCTAATCTCTTTCAGGGAAATCGGAGGGTGGCATAGATGCCCGATAAGAAGCCCGCAAAATCCGATTGGGATGTCAAGGAAGACGTTCAAAAGGCCCTTCTCGGTCACATCTCCGAGGAACTGAAGGTTGCCGAGCGCAACAACGCCAAAGTCAACGAGGACTTTGAAGCCTACTCCAACATGATCCATGCCATCCGAGAAGGCAAAGAGAACGATTGGGAGTCGGACATCTATCTCCCCGAGTTCCTGTCCCGGCTCCTGACGCAGATCGGCAACTTCGTGGCTCAATACTTCGCCTCTACCGACTATGTGGAGGCCGATATCGACTCCGACGACCCCAAGGATGTAGCGGAAGCCAAGGCCAGCAAGAAACTCCTCAACATGCTCCTGAAGGACCAGGATGCCTATTACTACCACAAGATCGTGCGTCTCATCATGTACGTCTTCACCTGCGGCTACGGCATTATCAAGGGCGGGTACAAGCAGAGGGTCGAACCCGTAATATCCCACTACGTTCAGGAAAGCGATTTTGCCCGTCACCCCGAAACAGGCGATTACCTCGCGGAAGATGGAACCCCCTACGTAGACCCGACGCTGCAAAAGCCCGCCTTCGATACTGTGGAGAAGCCTGTCTACAAGAACAACGTTTTCGTGGACAAGCCGGTCTTCGACGTGTACCCGGTCCAGAACGTCTATGCATCTCCAGAATACGCCTATTCCCTCAATGACAAGGAATACGTCATTTTCGAGACGGAAGCGACCCTCGACCAACTCAGGGCAGAAGCAGAGGAGTTCGGCTATTTCAACCTAGACTTTCTCGAAGAGGAAGAACCGGAAGGCCAGAGGGGAGAGAAAACGTACAACAAGGATGGCACTATCGAGGAGCAACCCAAACCCCCTCTAAAGACCTTCATCAAATATGAGCGATGGGGCAAATATCCCGTCATCACCGACAGGGACGGCAGCTACAAACCAGGGATAGAACCGGACGGAAAGTGGTCGAAGGATGCCGAGAACGTCGAATGCATCATCTATTCCGTCAAGCAGCGCGAGAAGGACGACCTGGAGCGAATCATAGGCTTCCGTCCCTCTCCCCATTCCTACCGCCCCATGGCCCGGTTCCTTTGCTACGTCGATATGGTGCAAGACAATGGTTTCGGTGACGGTAAGGTCAACCGGGAGCTTCAGAAGGCGATAAACGACGGCTTCAACCTCATGAACTACCGGACCAAGCTCGCCATAACCCCGGCGTTCAAGGCGAAAAAGTTCTCAGGCATACCCGAGCACGTCAGGATCACCCCGGAAGAAGTCATTATGATGGAAAACCTTGACGACCTCCAGGAGATAGCGATTCAGGACAACATCCAGGGCGGTATCGTTCAACACAATCTTCTTTCATCCCGCATGGACTACAGCATGGCGACAGCCCCTCAGACCATGGGGATGCCGAATGAGCGTGCCGAGACCGCCACGGTAGGCTCGATCATCAATCAGCGGGCGAACGTCCGAATCGGCATGAAGAGCATGAACCTTGAATTCATTGGGTTCACCGAATTCTATCGGATGCTCCTCACGCTGGTAAACGACTTCATGCTCCCCGAGACATTGCAGGGACTTATCGGGGAAGATGCTTTTGCTTATAATCCCAAGAGAAAGGACAAGTTCAAGCCGGTCAGTCAGGCCCTCGAAACAGAGGAGAGCAAGGCGTACAAGCTGCGGATATGGGACGGCCTTATCGGGAAGTTCATCAACTTCCCCAACCCGAAATCGGCCGCCGCCGTGAACTATGCCATGGGAGAAATGCTTGATCTGATGGGCGGCAGTTTCAAGCACTTCAAGAAGTGGATGTTCGAGGAAGACCCAAACACCATCCTTCTCTGGCAGATCGCCACGGGCAAGGGGAACACCATGGGGGCCACTCCTCCAGCGGGTCCGACCATGACGGTCACATCGAACGAACAAGGGATTCCACAGGGCGGGGCAGAGCAGATGACCCGCATGTTGGCACCTAATCAGCCCACCAGAGGTATCAGATGACCGAGAAAGAATGGACGAATGAAGACCTGAGCAACTATATCACCCACTTTTCCGAGAATCAGCGGGAATATGTGTTGAAGCAGATCCTCGAAAGCGAATTGCTCCAGCAGTTCCTTGGAACCACGGAAGGGCGTCTTATCCTCAATAGCGTGGTGGACAAGATCAGGGACAACACCATGAAGATAGTATCCTTGGCAACGAAGGATTGCGAATGCCCCGATACTATTGTGGACCTTATTAGGGCTGAGGCCATAGAAATGAACGTGGCCTACGACTTCATGTACGCCATCGCGGATATGGCGACGAAAGGCGAGAAGCATAAAGAAAGCATCAAGGCATTGAAGAAGAAACGATAGGAGGAAGTCATGCCAGAACCAGAAGTGCTCGCCCCTGAACCGGGATTCGAGCCAGAACCGACACCTGAACCGGAGCCCTCACCCGAGCCAGCGCCGGAACCAGAACCAGCAACGCCACCGCCGATGACCCCCGACGAGATTATCCGACGGGCGAAGGATGAGGCAAAGCAGGAAGCGTTGGCACAGTTTCAGTCATGGATCGGCAGACGGGATCAGGCGTTGATGGAGAATATCGCCACGACAATCGACACAAGGTTGAGATCCATCACTCCTCCAGCGCCCCCGCCTCCGAGCGATCCACAGGCCCTCCTCGACAACCCCGATGCTTGGGCAGAACAGAAGGTGCCGCAGATCATCAACAAGCTCGTCCAACAGCAAACACAGGCTGAACAGAATTTCAGAGCCAATGTCGTTCAAAGCGCCGGACAGATAATGAACGTCGATCCGTTATTTTCCGATATGCAATTTGCAGAAGAAGTCGCCAGAGAATCGAGTAAATACTATGATTCTATCGACAGGCGCCTTCCACCGGACACAGCAGCAGAAAACATTATCTATAAGGCAGTTGCCGCAGTACAACGGAGAAGGATAACTGAGAAGGTGAACCCCCTCGCCGGGAACGTGCCGGGACGTGCACCGGGGGTACAGACGCCTCCAGCTGCGCAGGCTCCCAAAGTGAAGGTCCCGAAGTTGTCGGAAGCGGCGGCTCGCATGGCGAAGATGTGGAACTACAGCGCGGAAGACTTGGCAAAGGTCTTTCCTGATGGATAGGTGAATGGACATCCCCGAGAGCCAGATAGCGAAGGATAGAAGGTACTACACGTACAAATGCCCGACGTGCGGACACGAACTCCGCAAGAAAGCTATCCTCGGTTCGGCTGTCCCCGTGACTCAGACAGGCAATTACGGCAGCGATGCCACACCGCAACCCGAGACTTTTGCCGATGAGATGTACGAAGCCACCAGCATATCGTTCGTGGCAGCCGCAGGAACCACCCCGGCGTATCTGCAGGATAGTGCCTTCCTGTTTGGCGAGAAGCATTTCAGCGACGGCATGACGATCAGGGTTGCAACAACGAGCGGAACAAACGACGGAGACTACACGATAGCAGACAGGGGAGTGACACGAGGGGAGATTCTGTTGAGCAGCGCCGACAGCCTCACCGATGAAGATGCCTCCACCGCTGGTACAGTGACTCTGTCACGGGTGATTTACCAGCCCGATGAATCGGCAGGGGGGTGTCCCCTCTGTCATTCTCGGAATACGAGATAAGGAGGCCGATTATGGCTTTTAGTTATGCAGGGAGCCTCTACGGGAACCTTCCACCGATTGTCAGGAGATTTCCTATCGGTGCGACGGTGTACCAGGGGCAGATACTTGGCTACGACACGGCAGGAGCGACTAATGGTGGATACGTGATTCCTTCTGCCAACGCCGCCGCCGGTCCCGACACGGCAACAAAAATAATGGGCATATGCCTTGGGATCGTGCAGACGGCCAAGACGTACAACTCGACATACAAGGGCGATAGCCTCGCCTACAGCACCAGCCAGGCTACCATTGCGGGCTATGATCCTGCAGATGCGGTCATGGCCCAGGTGCTCGTTCTGAGACCGGGCGACCTCATCAAAGCGCCCGTGGTCAAAGACACGGTGGGGACGCCCCCGGAACTTTGTACCAACACGGCGGCAAGCTCGGGGGGCGTCACCATTACCCACACGGCTATCGACACGACCGTCGATGGCTATTCGACTCTCTACTGCCGCACCGGGGCAAACAGGGGGCTTTCCCGCAAGGTGACGACCGTCACTTCCACGGCGGTGGAAACCGTAGTTATCCCTTTCCCCAAGGCTATCGCGGTGGGGGATACCTTCTGCGTGGTAAACGTGGTCGAAGGCATGGCGCACATCGCTTGGGACAGCCAGTTCCAGGGTATCGACTCAAGCGCGGCGCTGTCCAACTACTTCATGGCGTATGTCCATGAATTGAATCTCGAAGAGGCCGGTAAGGAGTACGCAGTTTTCTCGCTCTCCGTCAACCACCTCGTGACCGGCGTGGGGGTGTAAGATGCCAAATCCTCTTACCGACAAACAGTTCGTGCGGCTACTGGACGACAGACTGGACAAGGTATTCACCCTTGAGTCGAAGGGTCTTCCGTCTGTCATTGAAAAGATTTACACCAGACGTTCTACCAAGAAGGCATGGGAGGAGTTCTTTGGAATCGGAGATATCCCCGACCCGGAACCCTTCCATGGCATCATTCAGTACCAGTCCATATCTCCCGGCTACCATACGAAGATCGAGCCCAAGGAGTATGCGGGCGGCATCACCGTCCAGCGGAGGCTTATCGACACCGACCGTTACGACGTGATCGAGGGGCGCACCAAGGGTCTCGCCCGCGCCATGAACAGGAAGATGAACAAGATCGCACATGAACCGTTCATCTATCCCGACAGCGCGGCTTTTACCTTTGTGGTGTCCGAAGAAGGCGTCGCCCTGGCATCGAACAGCCACACGACCAAGGCACCGGACGTATCGACGACGAGCGGGTTCGACAACCTCGCCACCTATGCCTTCGACGCCGCCAACCTCGAAGCCCTGCGTCTTCAGACCAAGGGGTTCAGGGACGATATCGGGGAGCGGTATGACAGCGAGTTCGATACCATCGTCTTCCCTTCGGCGCTCGCGGAGGCCGTGTGGGAAGTGGGGAACAGCCCCGGCAAGACGGGGGACAACCTGAATAACAGGAATTTCCAGGAGGGCCGGTGGAAGTTCCTCGAACTGCCCATGCTGGACGACTACAGCACGACCGGCTGGGGCATTCTCGACAGTTCCAAGATGAAAGAGGAACTGATCTGGCTCGACGCGGTCAAGACGGAGTTCAACAGCACCAGCGATTTCGACACGATGATGAGGAAGTACGCGAGCTATGCAGTATTCGCGTGGGGCTTCACCGGATGGCGTTGGATGTGCTGGTCCGACCCGTCGTAGTAGATAGCTAACCCGTTCCCCGTCATTCGCTATCGGGATGAGTGGCGGGGAACCCTAACCCTCTCGCGGCCTGTCCGATTCGGGTAGGAGAGAAAGGAAGGTTGAAATGAGTGTACCGAGAGAACTAAGGGCATATGTATCCAACATCATCAAAAGCCCCTATGTCGGGGAAATCGTCTGCGTCATCAAGGCGGACACGGATGAATACTACAAGATGCTCACTAAAAGGGGCGTGTCCCGTGGGTCCATTTACGACTCTGTAGCGGAGGCGGAAGACGCGATGGTGAGCAACCGGGGCGATGTCATGCTGGTGTTCCCCGGAGACCACGCCGTCACATCAGAAATAGCATGGGACAAGAACCAGACGTATGTCATCGGCTGTGGGGGAGTGAATCAGCGGCAGCAACCAGCAACCCTCACCACGGGCGGTATCCGCTTTACCTGCACCACGGCGAATGTGGGGTTTGTACTCAACGTGACGGGAAGTTACTGTTCCTTCTATAACATCGGCACGCTCAACAATTATGCCGATACGGACAACCTCGGGGACATATGCGTGGCTTCCAGAAACTTCTATGCGGAGAACTGCACATTCCGGGGCGGCAACACCACCACGCAGGTTCAGAGCGCCACATCCGGCATTCCCGTCACCATCGACGCGGGCTATGCGGCCCGTTTCGTGAACTGCCAAATTGGGCAGTCGGGTAACGCCACCAGGACGACCGGCCCCGGCTTCGCCTATTTCCGAGGAACGGGCGGGGCTCACGGTGGTATCGATTTCATCAACTGTGACTTTCAGATGAGATCGGAAACGACCGGTGCAAATCCGTCTGGCTTCGTGGTGGCACAGAACTCGCTCGACAGGACCATGAGGTTCATCGGGTCGAGTTTCTACAACTTCTCCGAGAACTGGGGGGCTCTGCCTGACTATATGTTCAACATCGATCAGACCACGACTTTTGACATCATCCTCATGGGTGGTTGTAGCATGATGGGCTTTGACATTGTGTCCGATAGCGCCCGAGTGAAGACCTCCGACCCGATTCCTCATACCAATGGTATCGAGGCTCTGGCAGTAGCAACCTCGTAGGGGGTGGCAAATGAGAACAGTTGAGTTTTGCCCAAAGTGCAAAGGAACGGGGCTTCTGTTTACTGGGGAGACTACCAT